TCAAATGTGGATATGTTCTTTACATACTTATTTTTCCACATTGTATCTTTAGAGAAGTAGTCTTTCATTAATTCTGCCGCCGCTTGTTCCACATTCTCAGGAACATAATCCCATCCAAATCTTGCTTGAACCTTATAAGGAATACCAGACTGGAATATTCCAGAGTAGTCATAAATGCTTGGAGGCACCATTCCGTTTGCGATATACACAGCATTGTCTAGTGTGCTAGATCTGTCTACCCTAAGACCAAATTTTGTTTCTGATACATTTACTGCTAGGCCCCAGTTGTTAACTGTAGGTGTAGATAAATTATCTATAAGTAAAATATCTTTTACAAATAGCTTTTGCAAAGAGTTAATCTTGGCGGGAAGTGGTAGAGTATCTGACTCATATCCGTATACAACATATACGTCATCATATAAGTAAAAATACTGTCCTGTATACCCCTCAATTTGTTTACGAGCATATCTTTCTGCTTTAATTAAATCTGAGTATGATCTATATCCTGGATCAGATGAATCTGAAGAAAAGCCCATATCTTGAATATGATTAAAATCAACATAAGGGGTTACAACAAAAACATCTTCTGTTTTAACAACAGATGTTCCATCAACGTCATATTCCCACTTTAATCTTAATGTTCTATTTCTATCTGTATAAGCATAAGGCACATTAACGGTATATGTTCCTGGATTATTTTCATCCAGTGTTGAAGTAATAGTTGTCAAAAGTGTGGTTGGAAGAATGGCAGGACTTACTGCTGGATCATTTGTTACATCATAAATTTTGACAGTTGGTGCAGAAGTTGCGTTTGTAACGTCTCCATTCCAGAACACCTTATGTGTTATTGGAGATTGTGTATTTATTAATATCTCTGCCATTTTAAAGGCTTAGATTAGTGGTAAAACTCCTGAACCTCTTTAGGGTTAGCTAATCTGAAACCTTCCTCCTTATCAAAAATTTCTTGAGCTGTATCCTTGTCCATAGCGACATATGGATGCTCTCTTGTAAATGTAAATCCGTGAGTTTGATAACTAAAGTTTGCACGTTCCATTTTTACAAGGACTGTGTCTTCTGGATTTGCCTTCTTTGTTTCTGGCTTTGCTAATGTGTCTGTAGCCATATCTTCTTCCTCTTCTAATTTCTCGACGGTCTTTGAATATACCGCCCAGGTTACTCCCTCTTCTGAGAGTGCTGCAATAATATCTGTTTTATTCTTTAAGCCTTCAATTTCTACTCCGAAATCTTCAGCAATCTTTTTTAGTTCAGCGACTTTCAATGTCTCAAATGACATATTGACTCCTATTTCTACTTAAAACAATTATAGCATTGTTAAATTAAAAGGAAAAGCCCCCAAAAATTAATTTAGGGGCTTTTCAGCAGATCTAAATCCTATAAATTAGGAAGCGACCTTAACGTTCTTTACGACAACCCAGCAATCTGCTTGCTCGATCTGTGTGCCAACACGGGTAAACATTGTATATTCAATGCTATCCTTCTTTGGCCAGAAGAAACGGTAGACAGTTACATCACGCTTGATACCAATAACTACGTTATTTGGGAATGTCAAGTGGATGTCACCATGCTGACCTGATGGGCTTGAGTAATCGCCAGTCTGTGCTTCAGGAAGAAGTGGCACTTCAACAATCGGAATACCGAATGCGAATGGTGCTACGAATCCTGCTGGACCACCAAGTGCTACTTGCTGTCCACGGATAACGCTTGATGCGATATCTTCTGGATTTGCTGTACCAGCAGTGATGCTGTTCTTAAACAAGAAATCCTGAATTAGGTTTGACCCAGCAAGGAAGCGAAGGTCATTACGACGTTGCTTGTACTTACGTGGCATAGCCTTAAGTGCTGAATTGAATACTGCACGAGAAACTTCTGCTCCTGCTGCATCAACAACACGACCAGATGCCTTAGCCTTAGCTACAACACCTTGGAATGCTGAAAGGAAACCAGTGCCTGAACCTGTACCATTGAGAACTAGGTCTTCAATGTCGTTACCTGCCTGTGTTGCCATCATACGTGCGATGTGATCTTCGAGATTGGCACCTTCAATATTGTCTTCTAGAGACTCTGTTGAAAGCTCCCAATCTAGGCGAAGCTTCTTTGTTGTAAGAGAGATCTTGGAGAATGTTACTGCTGAATTTGCATATCCAGTGTCGTCTCCTTCAGTAGCAAGAGTCATAAGTCTCTCACCAACTGACATACGATCAATCTCAGTTGTGTCTGCTCTCATTCGGACAGTACGTGCAACTTTACCAATTACGGTAGCGTCGAACATGTAGTCTAGGAAGCGAGCTGATTGTTCTGCATTAAGCAATCCACCGTTGCCGTTTTCGGCTGCACGATGTACGCCTCCTGGGTTTGATCCCAAACCTGTTGTGGAAGCGAATGTAGCTGTAGCAGTTGTACCTGCTGCAATTGCTTTTTCTAATGTTTCATTGCTCATTATTTTATTTTCACCTACCTTTTTTTAGTTAAAGAGTTCGTTTACGGAACCGAGGAAAGAACCGTTCCACTTTGATTTCTTTATTGTTACTTCCTGAGACCCGCCAAGGTCCGAGGACTTCTTAATTGCAGTCTCTGATTCGACTGCGTCAACACGCTTCTCGACTGTGTCGATGGTGTTTTTGATATCTTCTACAGCCTTTGAAAGTGCTGCATGCTGATCTGCCAATTCTGAAATGCGAGTATCTACGCTCTTGCTGAATGTTTCAACAGTCTCTTTGATTGTTGTAACTTGAGCTGCGTTTGCCTCAGATGCCTTAGCTAGGGTGTCTGAGAAGAATCCCTTAAGATCGCCAAGCATCTTTGCAAAATCAGGCTCATCAACCTCAACTTCTGATACGTCGGCTGCTTTTTCCAGAGTTTCGGCAGGAGCGTCTTCTGCTGCTGCAACTTCTGCAGGAGCATCAGCTGGTGCTGCTTCGGCTGGAGCCTCTGCTGCAGGTGCTGTTTCTTCTACTGCTGCAGGAGTTTCTTCAACTGCTGCAACTGTTTCTGTGTTTTCTGACACTTCATTACCTCCTTCTGCGTTTGCCTGTTTTGCAATTGTGTTTGTATCAGGCAACGGTAATCTTGTCTTCTTGAATGAAGCAAGAATTTTATCTATTTCTTTAGCCTTGTTTGTGTCGTTTGACTCAACCCAACCAATTAGTGTGGCTGGATTTCCTGTAACTGGAGAATCATATGAAGAGTCTGTAGAAATGAATATTGAGTCTGACTCCTCACAATAAAATATATTCTCTGTTACAACGTCTGCCGCCAACCCCTTAAAAATAAGTTGTCCATTCATCTTCTGAATAGACAAGATATTGCAAAGTTCATTTGCAGGAGAATCTACAACAGACAATTCTACTAATGAATATTCTTTAATAAATCTTACTGGTTGTCCAGTAGACTTATTAACTTCGTTTTCTGAATCTACAATCTTTCCGCCAATTGAAAATCCTGCTAGTGTACCGTCAAGGATTTTCTCCCATGTATCTTGTGCACCTTTTGAAATGTATGCGTCTACATAAACGCCATTATAAAACTCGCCGCTCTTTGGGTCATAAAATGTTTCTGGTTTAAATGAAACCATTTTGCCAACTGCATTTGATCCATGCATCTCACGAATGTTTCCACGGAAAGATTCGAATGCTTTCATACTTGCTTCTTGTGTTACAACATCGCCTGTTTGATCTAGGTTATCAAGTGTTGCAAAGCCTGAGACAGTACGCTTCTCACGATTGACTTTTGTAAAGGGAACCGAAAGGCGGATATTATCGCCATGCGAGGACCACAAAGATTTCTCAATATTCATATGCTTAATTATATTTATTTACACATCAAAAGGCAAATAAATGGTTGAGTAGGACTACTCGACTTGTCTTCCTGCCCCTTGCTCGTTACGACCCTCTCCAGAAATATCTGGCTGGTTATTTTGACGTTCCTGGGATCTAGCCCTAGTATTTCCAGCTTGAGCCCTTATTTCTGCCTGTTGCTGTGGCTTTAATTGAATAACTTCATCTCCGCCATCTAATGGAACCATACCTTTACGAATACGAATTTCATTTGGAGTAATTACCTGCATTCTCAAATAACGCTCATCAATCTTAGATACTGTATCCTCATCTGTGAGAGCCAATTCATTAAATCGAATTTCTAGAGCATCTGTCATTTCTGAGATTAATCTATTTAATTTCTTCTCTAGAATATCCTGTGCTGGACGACATACCTGCTCTTTAAATGTTTTATCGGCATCTCGTGCTGCCGCTAAATTAATTCCTTCAGGAGTTCCGATTTTATTAATTGGGGTACGGTGAGCCATAAGGATTTCATCACGGTTCATTTTACGATATGTATTAAATGAAGACTCTTGTGGATTTGCTTCAACTGGCTCCATCTTAAATTCAACCTTTGAGTCTGGTGAATCTGGAGGAAGAGGAATATACAAAGAGCGGTGGTTCTTACCCTTAAGTCCGACCTGGAAAAATTCAAGCAATTTACGCTCAGACTCTGTAGAAAGTTTTGCACCCTTAACTGTAATAATATATCGTGGGACAGCCTTGTTCTCAAAATAGTCAAGGTTATACTTGGCGGACAATTCATTTCCGCTCATGGCATTTGCTGCCGATACGATATCTGGAATTCCGTAATAGTTATTCTGTGGTGTATATTTCTTAAAGTGGATAATTTCGTTAGGTCTATCTAATCCGCTAGCAATTACATTAGGAGTTTCTTGATCTCCAAAGTTACGGAAAAATACTGCCTTGCCATAAAGCAATTGAATGAAGCCGTCACGAAGACGACGTACACGCATTGTCTTTGCAGGGATATGTCCAATATATCCTATTTTGCCAGATGTTGTTCTACCTACTTCAAGGTAGCCGTTTCCTGTTGCCTCTACGTCTGTGTAGAATTTAATAAGTGTTTCTTTAAATGTTTCTTCTTCATTGCAGTCTTCAAGCCATTGATGTAGATCTTGACGCAAACGATTGAGTTTGCGACGTGCACGTTCTAGCTGTGTATCGTTAGTGATCGAATCCATAGCTTCAATTGTTCGGCGGGTCTCAATAAAGTCAAAACCTAATCCAACGATGTT